TTCCACTGGATGATGTTGTCCAGTAGTTTGATGAGCGCCGCTGATGCGGCACCAGTGAGAAGGTATCCGAGCCATTCCATAGCCATCAACCTCCTTCTGCAGTGTCGCTGTTTCCGAGGGGCGAGGCGTAGCGTTCTGCGACCGCCATTTTCTCCTCTTCCATAACGACCGCCCCCACCTGTGCGAGGGCATCGCTCTGCGCCTTTATGATATGGTTCTGTGCCTCACAAATAGCGCAGAGTTCTCGTATTGTTTCCCAACTATTCATGCATTGTACTCTTCCTTTCTGGTTGGAATTTTAGAGGAGAGGGTTTACACCCTCTCCTCTAAGTACATTTATCCTTTATACTCCGTCCAACCAGTCGGGTAGGTGTCGGGACTCCACACATTGCCGTCAATGGTGGACTGGTAGAGGACACCATTGTAGCTTACAATGTCCCCAGTGTTGTAGGCATCAGATGCACCGAGAGGCTGCACCCATTCGGGATAGCCGTCCTCGGTAACGCCGACCGCCTTATACAGGCTGACGGCCGTGTCCGGCGTCCAGTCTGCCTGCGAGGTGTGGTTTTGAAGGACTTCGTAAAGCTGTGGGTCTCCAACGCCGTTCACGCCGTAGGAGATGATGTCCTTGGCCTTGTAAGCCGTTCCGACCGCATACGCAGGGAACACGGATGGAATTTCCAACATCATGTCAAGCTGCGTTTCGGCGTCCAGAGTCTTTGCGAAGTACTGGATAGCGGTTCTCATTTCCAGAGCCAGTTGTGTCATGTTCATAGCTTATACCTCCCCCTGCAGGAATGCACCCAACGCCTGCTCCATGTCGGACAAGCGCCGTGCCGTTGCTTCTTCCTTCTTCTGCTGCTCGGACTTTTCTCCGAGTACGAACCACGAGCGACCACCGTCAACACGGTTGCTCATCAGCACCATGTCGGTGTAGGTCTCGGTAGTTTCACCGTCCGAAATGATGACGGTTTCGAGGTTTCCCTCAAAGACGGAGTCCTCGATGATGGTTTTGGAAATATAGTTATTTCCGTTCAGTTCGAGGTTTTTCAACTCCGTCCCGTTGGCCAGTGTGATTTTGTACATTTTTGCTTACCTCCTTAAGTTTTGCAAAAAGTTCATCAAGGTTGTGTCGCTGCTGCTTGCTCATCAGTTTGTAGTGAGCCTTAAACCACGAGCGATACCAATTTTCGAACTCGCTTGGCGGCAGAATGTGAGCGACTTTCTTCATCCTGCGCCGCATGGCGGTCAGTCGCTTCGGGTTTATCTTTTGGATTACCCTGCCGGACTCCGTCAAAGAATACTGCACCTGCAAGAACCGCCAATAGTCTGACAGTTTGCAGATGCGAGTTTTCCGAGTATTGATGGTGATTCCGATACCGTTTGCAATCTCGATGACCTCTGACAGGAGTGCGTCCAAGAACTCACGGCTCTCGTGTATCGCATAACTGTCATCGGAATATCGAGCGTAGAACTTCACGCCCTTTACGATTTTAATGTAGTTGTCGATTGGGATAGGGTGTGCGATTCCGGCAATCTGTGCAACCTGGTCTCCGATGTTCATGTGCTTTGCCATATATTTCTCGCCAGTCAGTAACGACCTGTCGATTTTGGCGTGTTCCAAGGAATTAAATAAGACATCGAGGCATACTGCGTACTCCTCGTCCGTCATGTAGGAGACATCGACCTGTGACCGTTCTACGGTTTTTCGTAACAGCCAGAGTGCGTGTTCATCGTCCACATACTTCTCAAACAACTCCATCAGTTTGTCGTGCCGGATATTGTCGTAGTATTTCGAGAAGTCTATGAGGAGGATGTATCCGTCATTTGAGCCGTGCTGTTGGTAGTACTTCCGAAGGTGTGTCAACAGCCTCCTTCGGGTGAAGTCGATTCCTTTGCCCTTGATGCTTGCACCGTTGTCGTAAATCAAGTATTTATGGATGTCCGGCGATAGGACTTCATCGCAAAGAGCGTGTTTCGCAATGCGGTCATGGATTTGCTCACCGCTGATGTATCGTGTTTTGCCTCGCTCATGTAAAATAAACTCCTTCGATGGGAGGAACTCAAAGTTCATCGCTTCGAGTTCCTCCTGCATCTTGGAGAGTTCCAGAAGATACGACATCTCAAACTGCTGAACTTGCGGTTTCCAGTCGCTCCCCTGTTTTGCCCTTAAATAGGCATCATAGAGTGAATTTCCATCAAATATCTCACGCTTATAACCTCTTTCACCCGACAGACGGGTAGTCTCGTAAGACTGGGTGTCGTGTTTTGTATTTACCATATAGGAAGGACAATCCCTCCTTTCTCTCTCCACGGAACGCTCAAATGGCTATTTAACCGTGGAATCGAAATCGGGGCGAACGCCGTTAGCATTAGAAGCGTTGTTGTAGTTCGCATTGCCATTGTTGTTGCAGTTGGCGAAGTAGGCCGCAGAATCAGAGATTGCCCCTTTGAATTTGTTATCCGCTTTTCTCCACCCCTTGATGAGGTTAATTTCAGTCTGTATCATACCGCCGAACCGGGTGTAGGCGTTCACATCGACAGGTAGCGTTTCGATTGCATACTGCAACTCCTGCACGAGCCTGTAGCATTGGCCGACCGCTTCGTCTTGATGTATTCTCCTCTGGACAAGTTCCTCATAGCAGGTAGGATAGATGCTGTTTGCTATGTAAACCTCCTTCGTGATTTCCCTCAAGCAGTCCACGATGACCTGCCGTTGGTCTTGCACAAACCACTCGTCAAAGGCGTCCCACCGCTTTTTCAGTCTGTCATGCATAGCCTTCTCCGCTTCGGATAGGTCTGTGTATGGCCGGCCGCCGAACCGCTTTCGCAGTTTCTTTTCTGCTTTTTCGAAGCTGTACCCGAAATCGCGGAGCAGCAAGTCGGTGATTTCGCGCCTCATTTTATTCAAGTGATGGAAAACCTCGAATTGAGACGCTTTCCGCTTGTTTTTCAATACAGACATTTATTTTTAACCTCCGTGTATCTGCACCCCACAAGGGGGTGCAGATTTAAGATTGATAGATAGAGAAAGCGGGGCGAACGCCGCCAGCATAAGAAGCGCCGTAGCAGCCCGCATTGCCACCGGCGTCGCAGTCGGCGAAGTAGGCCGCAGAGACTACATCACGAAGCCAGAACCATGCACGATTGGACTGCATATCGGGTCTGAATCTGAACAGAGGATACTGACTCTTGTCCACGGTGTACAGGTTCGGAATGGTAGAGCCATCATTGCCTGCGCCGAACACCTTGCCTCCGTACACATTCTGCTCCGTCATCAGTTCCACTGTGCTGTCATACCAAGAACCGCCAGACGGCTTTCCGTTGGTCACGGCGTTCTGCAGATACTGACGATGGTTCAAAATGTGAGCCTCGCCGAATGCGGCGTTGATGGTGGTTTTGGCTTGGTTCAAGCCTTCCGTGTACATCTTGCTTCCGACATACGCACCAGTGGTGACATTGGTGTCGTTCATGCAGTGAGTGTACATACTTGTGTCCGGCACGATGGTGATGTGGTTCTTCGTGCAGGCAGTATCGCCAGTGTTGTAATAGTAGTTGAATGCGGCGATGCGATAGGTCACGCCACCGATGACCCAGTAGTCACCGATGTACATACCCTCGAATGTGCCTGCCTTGATAGCGGCCCACTGTGCGGCGGTGACCGCACTGCCGAGGTTTTCGCCTCTGTAGATAGCGTTGTGCGCCCCTGCGTTATTGTAGAGCAAGGGGTTCACAGGCTCTCGGACTTTCGCTCCCAGTTGCTGAACGGTGGTCTTTTTCAGACCGTTGCCGTCATGCACGAGGAGCAGGTTGCCGTCTGCAAGGCTCGACACGGCCTGCAGTTCGGTTGCCTTTTTAGTTTCGATGCTGATGGAACTCATTTTTTTCTGTCCTCCTTATTTGATTACATATTGCCAATCGGCCACAACGGCAGAGCCGTCATCATCAACGATGATGATGAGACCTGCAGTATCGACCGCAATGGGTGCAGTATAGTCGTTGTGGATGCACATACTCTCGATGCCACCCAAACGCTCGTCCACGATACCGACCTGCGATGTCAGAGCGTTCATCAACTGCAGAAGGGCTGCGATATCCTGTGCGTTCTGGGCAATGAGGCCTTGAATATATGGGTGAGCATCTTCGCCCTGGTCGTGGATTTGAATGTCCTGCAGTGTAGCAAAGACAAGGGACTGGTCGAGAACGCAGGACACACTATCAACATCGCCCACGATAAGCGGCACTGTGATGTGCTTCTCAACGGTCTCGACCGATGCCGCAGGAATGAAGTCTGCGGTGTCGTATGCGTTCTGATAGCAGTACATGATGTCTTTGCTTCGGTCATTGGGATAATTCGGATCTGCTGCGAACACGCCGACCTCTCGCCAGTAGAACCCCTCGGTCATTCCGGCGTTGCTGAACGAGCCGGAAATATTGACATAGGCGTCTCCTTCGTTCGTGATAGCAACATCCAGAGACACGACTTCGTCCACGAGGTCGGTCATCGTTGCGATGGGGGTCGACAAATGCCCCTGGCCCATTTTAATTTTTGTGAACACCAACGCCTGCCCTGCGATATTCTCATAATAGAGTGCCTTGCCTGCGTTGGTCAGCTTTGGTGCTTGGAACATAGCGTTCTCCCTCCTTTACAATGTGGCTCGGTTCAGCGTGATAAAATCGCCCGTGTGAACCCAAAAGCCGATGTATGTCTGCATCGCCTCCGTAGATAGGTCGAGGATGATTTCATCAAGCCACGCCGAGAGCCTTTTGACGGTGCTTAATACTCTGGTGAACTCCTCCACATCCGCCTGCGTGATGGCAGGGTTCGTGGTGTAAGCCTTGAAGTGGTACGGCTCACCGTCATAGTCAAACCACTCTTTGATGTACCCGGTCTCGAAGATAGCTTCGATGATGCGGTTTACCGCCGAAGGAGTGCCCATCTTCATGTAGAAGGTGAGCGTTCCCTCGACAAGAGTTCGCTTGACGGCGATGCCGTAATCCTCTCTGTAGGCAGGGGTGCGGAGTTCCGCTGCGAGTACATCAAGCACCTGTTCCGGCACTTTGTAAAGAGCCGCATATACTCGTGCGTTGTCTGCGTAGGAGCAGATTGCATCTATCTGCCGGCCGACCGCATAGGCGATAGCCTGCACCTCCGTCTGCGATGCAAGATTGCTCGGCAGAAGGTCTGTAAAACGACCGCCCTTGAGGTTAATCATCTTCCAGACCTCCGTAATTCACCACCGCTTCGCCTTGAAGTGCAGGGACGGAGGTCGCTGCCACGGCGGTGTATGTTGGTGCTGTCAAAACGACACGCTTTGCCCCTGCTGCAATGGCAAGGGCGGTGAGTTTGGAGGGGTTGATATCCCTTCCGATGCGGCGTTGCCACTTGATATAGTCGCTCACGGCAGTCTCAACGGCAGACTGTATTGTCACGGCCTGTGCGCTGTCACTGCGGTTGATGTAGTAAGTGAGGTTGACGGTGTACCTCACCTCTGCAGGTGCCGCCACTGTTACCACATCGGTCATCGGTCGGATAGTGTCATCGCTCAAATAGGCAAGCAGACCGTCAATAACCGTCTGCTCCGGCGTAGAGCCATCTGCCATAATGAACACAATGTTGACCTCTCCTGCCTCGTGGTCAGAGGTAGCAACCACATCGCCGATGGCAGGGTTGTAAGCCTTGGCGTGGTAGAGGTAACTGTCCTCTGGGCCTGCGGTGGAGTATTCCGAAGGAGCGAGGTAGACGCGCTCCGCAAGGGCTGTGTCGCTTTCGGTGTCCGCGCCGCCAGAGGTGGCGGTCATATTGGATACTGACTGCACATAAGGAACAGGGTCAACGAGGGTTTTTACGCTCCCAACAGGGATGTCATTGCCTCGTGCGGCCGCCTCTGTGCAGGTCGCAGGCACATCTACATAGAGAGAACCTGCAGGGATTTCGGCATACTCATCCGTGGCGAAATAGATGTCTTCGGCGGTGGAAGCACGAGTACCTGCAGGAATACCCACAGCCACGCTCTGAATAGCCGAGAGCGTGAATCGGAGGGTAGTTACCGCCGAGGACGCAGGCAGTCGTGTGATGCCCTTAAACAGGGCGAGGTTGTCCAGAAACTCCGAGTATGAGTACTTCAGAAGGTTCTGCTTTCCGGCTCGGTCGACATACTGGTAGCCTTGGAAGATTTGTGCGGCCGCCGCAAGAAGTATCATGCGGTGTACGCTTGCTCTCTCAAGCACGACCTGTTTGCCTTCAGCCTGCGACATAAAGGCCTCGTAATCTGCAATCATCTCCGACTGCACTTGGTCGATGGTCTTGTTGTCAATGAAGCTGATGTCCGGCGTGTTTTTGATAGCGTCAATCTCCGCCATTTGTAATCACCACCTTTGGAATTAGTGTGCCTGCAGGACTGACCACCCACGACACCGACTCCACTCGCAGTTCTGGGATGAACCTTGCGATTTTCTCCGTGATTTCTGCCGTGTAGAGGCTCTTTGCAGTCTCGGACGGCATATCGAGGAAGTCCATATCAACACCGAACTCCCGGTCAAGGGGCATTGTTCCGACAGGCGTAGAAAGAAGGAGTGAGATTTTGCGGTTATACTCCTCAAGCATCTCACTCGCAAATGTGAATGATAGGTTGAACTGATATAAACTGCTCATACATACTCCTCCAGACTGATTGAAAGAGTGGCCTTGGCGAGTTCGCCTCGGCTGTAGATTTTGTTCCACGACTCCGAGGACGATACCAAGCGGAATGGTCTGCTGCCGACTGGCCGACCGCCGATGACGAGGTATTCGGCTTTGCCTTGCTCGACCATAGTCTTGACTGCATCAAGCACCTTCCTCGGTCTCACGCCCAAGTTGGACGAGAGGTAGATGTCTATCTTGACAGAGTTGTTCTCTGCACCGAGGAACTCTGCCTTCGGCTTCGAGCCGAAGGTCGTGTGTGTAGTCCATCTGCCGGAGATGTCTCTCGACATACTCTGAAGCAGAAGAGCCTTGTCATCGCTGACCTCAAATACAATGTTTCGACCGAGCGTTCCTACTACTGCCATCCTTGACCACCTCCTTCGTACTCTTTCAAAACTTCGTTAAAATAGCGCATGGTGTATCCCTTACGCTTTGCTCTTTGGATTTCGGCTTTCATGCCATTCGAGAAATACGAGCCGAACACCCAAACCTCCGCACATCTGTCCATCAGTATCTCTCCGAAGCGACAGCCGAGTTTGCGCTCGAACTGGTCGCTGTCATCGAGGAACTGCGGAAACAGAAGGTGCGGTGCTATTGGCAGATACCCTTTGTTGACAGCAAATCGACAATAGGCTCTCGCCATTCCGATGTGTGCCTCTGTATTCCCAGAGAATGGGGAGCAGATGTAGACGATA